GTAATATTCTCTACCTCACCAAGGTAGGTCACACATTGAACGTTGTGTAACGACGTTTCTATGATACAACTCAAGATACAATAATGGGGGATTCAATACACTCCCATCTAAGATCCGCAATTCCCCTTGACACATTTCTTCAAAGGTCAATTGTTGTTCGATTGTTATATCATATTTTTCTTGAACAAACAACCTTGTTGATTCTAAAATCGGTTGGTTTATCAATTGTTCAAGTTCAGAGTAGCGACACATGCAATCTAGTTGCCTCTGTCTATCCCAAACAGTCATTTGAGTTTTTTCTAATCGTTTCTCCAAATCAGCTTGTGTAATAAAACCAGTTTCATTGATTATCCATGATGCAAATTTATGTAGAATTGGGCATCCAGGATAAGCTGCGATCGTTGACAATGCTTTCAACTTAAGCAATTCCATACGAGTTCTTGGGTTGGAGCTACAGTATTGTCTACTGGACCAGCCAAATTTGCCAAGATAACGTATCGGATCAGTTGTATTCACCATGTCAATAGTATCAAAACGACATCCACAAAAAGAAACATCACCTATGTGATCGGCTAGAAACATTTTCACTATCATGCCTAAACGGTTCATAATAGCGACAGCACGATCAACATCAAAATCAATAGGGACGCTGGCAAGGCCATCATCGCCTTCGAACACTGATCTTGATTTAATCTTCATTCGATAACAAACATACTTCCATATATAATAATTTAATAAAGTGTTACCCAAACTAGTAGTCACTTCACCTGAAGCACGACCACTGACAAGATAAGTACAGAAACCCAACTTAAGAACATTCTCTTGGATAACCTGTTTGAGTAAATTCTCAAACACTGTGAACTCTGGACAAAAGGCAATGAGACTCTTGTAAATATCATGTTCGAGCCCCTGCATCAACTTGCCCATACTAGCCTCCCAAGATGTGTAGTCTGTTTCAATGTATTTCACATTTAGTAGCCCAAGTCTCTCTAAGAGAAACTCGGGCCGCTTGTACGATGGAATTTTCTTTATGAAATTAGCTTTGCTGAATATCACGTCTTCAATTTTCTTAATGAATCTGCCCAGAGCAACCTTAAAACTATCGTCACGTGGCATAATCAATCTGGGATTCTTAATTTCCGGGTAATATTCTTCTTTAATGAAGCATCTAATTTCATGATGTTTGTCAATCTTTTGTGGATGACAAAATGAGTACGCGTTGGCCATTTGAGACTTCCTGTACTCAGGTTGGTTTAGATTTTTAATGTATTCTAATTCATCAACACTAAAAATCACAAGCGGATCAAATTTCCGTTTGAGTTTTGTTTTTACGTGTTTCATCACGAAGGACCTAAATCTCCTGAATTCTTGTTTGTCAATACGAGGTGTTGCTCTTCCTATTCGAGTTCTTAAAGCACGGTCAGCGTTGGTAAAACTTTGATTAGGCTTGGGAAGTACAAAATTGACACCACAGGCTAGTTGCCTAGCCTGAGGTTTACGTGTATTAATCAAGTCCATAATCTCTGGGTCAAATTTATTTCGAGTTTTTCGCATACGCTTAACATCAACATCGGGCATCTTAAAAGGATCAAGCAAATCTCCAGCATCATATCCCACCAGGAGGGCTAAGTGGTCGGGGAGCCACCCCAAGTCCTGTAATCGATCAGACATTAGCATTAGCGACTGGACCAGTCTCACAACTGTTTCCATTGTCACTAGAATCGGGGTTTAAACTAGATCTGTCTGAATTATCAATTACATTGGAATTATCCCTTGCCTCGGGGGTAGGTCCATCACCATGTGTCATAATGTTGTTAGTATCGTCAACGTCACTGTTAACATTATTATTACTATTATTATTATCATTATTGTCAGCAGCAGTGTTGTCATCAACAACAACATTAGGTCTCGGATCAACCTCCACAATTTGAGTGTGCATGTTGTCTTGATTAGCAACAACAACTTCAATACCCATGAAAGTAAGCCCAATTAAACCATGAGCGTTATCTATGTCAATTGGGGCTTGAACAGGAATGTAGTTGGGGTTGTTATTGTTATTAACGAGAGGTAAGTTGTTGACCACATGTTGTTGCCGATTAGCTTCAAGTAATTCGTCAACGGAGTCATTCATCCATGCATCATCAACAGGATCAACCATAAGTCGGCGGTGGGGATTTGGAAACATTGGAAGAGGAGGGTCGATGACCTGCATTCTATTTGGGTCAGCAGCAACCAATGGAGATTGAGGAACATCACAAGGATCATCGGAATCGGAGCTGGAAGATTGTTCGTCATTATCAGATTCATCATTCTCACTATTCAGATCAACTTGGGATGCTTCATGGTCAGATTCATCACCTGATTTTTCGCTTTCGACTTCAATTTCAAGTTCAAGTTCAACTGTTTTCACAGTTCCTAGATCAACCTTAATCCCTGAGGTGGTTGGGTCAGGCGGATCAGGTTTCTTCTCAGGCTGTGCCTCTTCTTCTTTTTGCATCTCCTCCATCCTTTCCTTCCAGAATTGTTTGGTCTGATCAGATACATCAAAACCTTCAAAAAGTTGTTCAGTTTTAGGAGCTTCAGTCACAGGAGTGGGTTCAGGTGCTTGAACAGGTTCAGGATCAGGTACTGGCTGAACATCACTACTGCGTCTAGGAATGAATCGTTTGGCTATTGAAATAGCATTCTTACCGAAATATGCTATCATAGCCTTAAAAGCATTAAACAAGTCAAAGACAACTTGCTTAGGTTTAGTTTTTAAACATGTGAACAATGTAGTGAAGGTGCACTTGAAGAACTGAAAGAGGGCACTATCTTTAATAGTGTCATACCCAACAATCTTCTCAGCAAACCATGTGTTCAAATCCTCAAGAGTGAATTCACGTATATCATCAACTCCGAACCAGCTGCCAATGTAGCTTGTGATCTTCTCAAACATGGACTTGTCTTTGTTATACTCCAAAATCTCATGGGCATTTTGTAGAATATTCCAAATAGTATCAGGGTTGTCTAGATTTGTTTTGATCATGTTAAAAAATTCAAACTTGTCCGAGTCACTTTCCCAATTACCTGGTCCATAATGGTATTCTAACATCTCATCGATCGTGTACTCAACATCAATCCCACATGTGTGCTTGGATACACATTTGCACCCACGTGTGACTAAAGAATAAATCGAGGTAAATACTTTAGTAAAGTTGAATATTGAGACTTTCGAAAGTAAATAATTAATCCATAATCTATCAATAATCAACAATGAGTCACTTGGATCAGCTAATGTGTATTTAGAGAAATTTAGGCGACAATAATTCACCATGGCTAGCACCATCATAGTTTTGTCAAACATAATCAATTTAGTAAAAGAACTGAAAAAGGCCCTAGCTGGATTGAAAGGTTCAGAAACTATAGAATATATTTTTCCCGGAGTGTTTATGATAGCAGCACGGATGCAGAACTCCAAGACATAATGGGAATTCGAAATATACACTTCATTATTCTTCTCCTTCATTAGTGAAGCACCCATCGCTGAAGCCACTCTATTGACAGATGCTGTGATCATTGCATCATCACGAATGGACACAAGCCCTCGCTTAACATATTCACCCAGACCTATCAAAAGCATATGAAAACTAATGTCTTCATCAACAGTGCTAGGTTCATAAATGTCATACTCATGACTGAAATGATTGAAGAATTCAGCAATGAACTTGATTTTAGATGTGCACATCCGTTTGACAATTTGCAGATCAGCTAAGTTTTTCTTAGTACATGTGTATGTTTTTATTTTTACAGGTAACAGCACATCAGGATACGTAGCAGTTATTTTTGAATCAAGAGCGTTTCTCTTCTCATGAACTACTTCTTTAATGAGTTCGAAGCAAGCAACACCTTCATGATTAGTTACAGAAGGGACTTCAATGACCATCTCATCATAGATCAAATGTTCACGTTGAAAATATCGTTCAGTTGAATCGACTATTCCATTAACATATCTGAAATTACCATATAATGTTATGTATTTTTCTGTATCGTAATCAACGTGACTTGTATTTGAGAATTTGTAGTCCTTATATTGAGCACTGAATTCCATAATATGGTCTTTAATATCGCTGGTGTAAACAAGGACAGTCTCATTTTCTACCAACTTTGGGTCCAATATGGAATATATTTTGGAAACCTCAGCTCCATTTAGCGAGGCTGTGAATCTGAACGAGTAATCGTTGATCTTTTTAGCATCAAATTTACTACATCCAGACCATTCGTAGGTGGGAATAATGTAACCATTCACAGTCATAAATTTGGCTGTGTGATGGTGTACAGCTGATGGTAATGAGGGAGCAGGTTTTCCTTCCATCTTCTTAAGGTCCTGTTTCTGACTTTGCTTCTGCTGTTCAGCCTTTTTCTTATTCTCAGCCTTACGTTGTCGTTTAGACAATTTCTGAGGAGGTTGTTCTTTAACAGCTTTTTGTGCAACTTCTGTACTCTGAGTAACCTTAGGACTTGTTTTCACAACAGTGGTCTCAGCAACTTTCTCAGTGTTAGTCGCAGGTTTCTCATTGACAGTGGTTGTGACTGGTGCAGTGACTGATGGAACTGTTGTGGCAGGTTTAGTTTCACTTGGTGAATGAACAGTTTTCTTTTGCTCAGGTGGGTTGACGGATGTGTTAACGGCAGTATTGCGTATAGCTTCAATGTATTTATTAGGTATGTGAAAACCAGGATCTAATAATGATTGGGCGACTTTAGGATTCTTGACATGATCGACAAGAGCTTTAGATTTCATCGATATACCCAAAACAGCAAGAATAAATATGACATACTCCGCCGCAGCTAATATTACTCCGTTTTCGTACACCTTAAGTTCACCGAACATAAGAGGACTCTTTTTGTTATATGTCATTGATTCAATGTAGAAACAAACATCTTGTTGAGCCATTTCTATCATACCAATGCAATTACAAGCAACAAATCTCCTTCCTACAAACTTACAAAAATCATTGTAGGCAGGATGTCCTGGATTGAAGAAAGTACCTTTTTTGATTATAACGTCAGGCATGCGCACCAAAAAAGGTGAGTCAATCGTCTCATCTTGTTCTTGTTGCATGATTGAGTTCAACTTATCTTCAGTATCAGCAAAACGATCTTCCCATGAGTTAGGAACTGTGGGTTCTTCTTTCTTAGTCTCAGGTGCGGTGACATCTTTATGATTGTGTTTAGCATCTTCAGACACAACAGTTGCTGAAAAGGGGTTAGCCTTCTTCACACTAGTCGGGATCTTTTTCTCTTCAAACACAGTTACAGCGGTCTTAAAGCATCCACTCCATGAGCATTCAAGAATACCAGGATTGCTTAGATAAATACGTTGAGCTTTCAAGGCTAATTTAGTACCACAGTCTCTGGATGAGTACATGCAGTGTCCTCCGAAAAAGACAAGATGCAAAGCGGGAGCGCCTTTATTACCAAAGTTTTTGACTGTGTTATTGACATGAGTGACAATATTAACACCAAATCGTTCACTAAATTGAGCAAGATAACTGTCTGAATTAGTAGAATGGAACTCAGGCACCATTTTGGTTTTTACAAAATCGGGACTCCATTTAAAAATATTCATCAACCCTGTGTATACAGAATTTATTGTGCAAATTTGTCCAAATTGATAACAGTATAGTTTGTAAATAACAGTTCCAACCTTCATGCCAATTGCGTGTGAATATGAAGGATCACGTGCTTTATTCCTAACTTCAGTAGGTGGAAATGAAATATAACTGTTAATATTATTTCGTGGCCCTCTAAATTTCTTAAACATCCATATCTCATCATAGTACATACGTGTGAGTAGTTCTGGAGTTACTAGTTCATTTAAAAACAAATCTTTCAAGGATGGTCCACCTCGGTTAGGTCCGGTTTTCCTGTCCAAAGGGATGTGTCGTCCTCGCTTATTAAGAATTTGATAAACAGTTCTGATTTTTGTCCACGGCCTATCATCAGAATTCAATGTTTTTGTAAAGAGGTCCAGTACTTGTTGCCTATCTAATTGGTCCTGTTTTGCTGCTGACACAACTTCGATAAGATTGCTAGTTAGTCGGTTGCGTGCCAACTTCGACATTCTAGCTTCAACATTTTGTTTAGCCCCGCGATAAATATTAATTTTCTTGATTGATTCAGGATTTTGGACTGCCGGATTGTCAACCAGATAAAGCATCATAAGATATCGCTGACGATGTGGTTCACATACAAACTTAAATGTGACCCAACTGTCAACAGGGAACCCAAATTCTTCAATATATGGTTTATGAAGCCAATCAAGATTGGAATCATTACCCAAATTATCAGGTTCTCCTTTGGGGATGTGCCATGTAAGGTGACCATTATGTTTAATAATTTGATGTGGATTGGCCAAAATGCATTCCTTACATATCTCACGTTTGGTGTATTTTTTCTTAGTAATAGGATCATAAGATTCAGTCCGCACCATCGGACCATAAAATTTTCTCTCGGTAGAAATGTCAACATCTCCATGTAGGATAGTTGGTAACCAAGGAAATTTTTGTGTACTCTTCAAATGGCCATGAAGCGTGTGTACGTTCACACCCATGAGACGAGCACAATGTATCGCCCGTGCAACGGGGTCTACATATTGAGGATTCGTTACTTCTGAGAATTGATCTAACTCAGGTATTTCGGCGCTAAGCACCCTGCAAAGTTTAATTAAGT